GCCCAATATCTGTATTAAGATTTAGACAAGGCACGGCCCCTCCTTTCGGATATTCGTGCCCTCACTCACCTCGCATACGAGCCCAAACTTCGCCAAGATCACACTGAATGTGCCCATCTACAGCCTCGATTGGTATATCGAAGGCCGCACAAAAATCGGGTAATGTGTTTATGGATTCAGTAGTTTTGATCTTATGCATTTTTGATAGCTCTTGCACGAGGCCCGCAGGTAACCTTTGACTTCGACTAGTCTCAACGGGTTTTACCTTTAGTTGTCGATAAAATGGGATAGCGCTATAGATAGTTTGATAAGCGTGGACGATGCCATTGAAATAAGAGGTGGCTTCTTCAGGCGTTCGACAGTGTATGTGTGACCCCATAGTTGCAAATACCTTACGGGGATCCTGTACAAACATATACTGCTCCACACCATCCGAGTCAAGAACTCTAATCGGTTTTGATTGGCACCACTCCAATTGTGTGATATCTCTTGCTACACCCTCAACTTTAAGTTCATGTCCAAACTTAAGGTAAATATCCTTGATATTCGACAAGAGCAGCTGCTCATCGTCGGGGTGAACGAATATTAGACAATCATCACCGTCACACAAAATGTCGTAACGGGTAATGTGTAATATCCTAAGGCAAGTAACTATAAAGGCGACTGCGTCGAGCGAATTGCCCAACCCAGTGTCCATATCACCGGACATTCTCGCTCCTTTTATAACTCCTTTCACACACTTAGTATAGAACTTATTAAGTATTTTTCGCTTAAGTAGCTTTTTCAAAAAGGCCTTAAATCTAGGAAAACACTTAGTATAAAACCTATTTTCGCATTCCAAAACCCACTGTGTTTCGTGCCCATCAAATCCGCTACAGTCCGTAGGTAGGACAATGGGATTGACACCATAGTTTTGGTGAAATAATTGGTTTTATCATTATATCAACACTGATGACAAATAATATATAAAACTAACACCTATTGAGGGTATAATTCACGTAATGCGTGAATATACACTTGAGGTAGGAACAAATTACGTAATAAAATCCTACATAATGAGGGTTTGCTATTTGACCACATAAATAGCACGCTTTGATGTTTGAGCACTAAATTCAAACATATGAGTGTTTTGC